GCATCTGATTTTGAGTTCTTGCCAGTTGATGTGAATTTACAGAGGTGTCAGAGGTATTGTAATGCTCTTATGGACTATGGTGATGGAGATGTAATAGGCAATAGACTTTATAATGCAGATTATTTATCAACTGCTGGTTTTGTAAGAATGAGTATTCCAAGAATGAGGATTCAACCTACTTTAACTTATACTGTTTTTGGTGGTGCAGTAGATGGTGATTATGGCTCTCCTGATCTTATTCAACTTTATGATTCAAATGATAATGGTTGGAGAATTTATGATATTTTAGCAGAGGCAGAATTATAATGAACTTTATTAGTGCAACATATTTATACGATATGGAAGGTGTTAACAAAACACATATTAAATTAGAATTAGGAAATAACAGATGGAAACATATTCCTATAGACCCAGCAAACACAGATTACCAAGCTATTCAAGAATGGGCTGCCATAGAAGGCAATAACATTATAGATCCAGGAGCCTAATAAATGGCTTTTGGAATAACAACATTTTCCGAAGCACCTTTTGCAGCAGAAGGCTCATTAAACGCTGATGTTGCAGTAACCGGTGTACAACTTACAACCAACATTGGTGCAGCTACAACACAAGCTAATGCAAATGTAAATGTAACTGGTATTCAGTTAAATTCATTTTTAGGAGATGAAACCATTGTTACCAATACTCCAGTAGATGTAACCGGATCTGAACTCAATACAAACGTAGGTAGTGTAACCGCTACTGCAGGAGCTTCTGCATCTCCAACAGGATCTCAATTAAACTTTACTATAGGAACTTTCTCTATAAGTGCTGGAGGTAATGTTTCAATTATAGCATCGCCAGAAAGTGAAATAGAGTTAGCAGTAGGTTCAGTAACCACTCAAGCAAATGCAGATGTGGATGTTAATGGTAGTGAGCTAAGTGGTACTGTAGGTGGTGTAGATGTAACAGGAAATGCTAATATTGATGTAACTGGTATTGAATTATCTTTTGCTTCAGGAACAGCTACTGTTACAGCAGATGCAAACACAGATGCTGATGGAATATTATTAAACACTGATACTGGATCAGTTACAATAACCGCTGATGCAAATGTTAATGTAACGGGTGTTCAACTATCCCTTGTTTTAGGTGAGGAAACAATTGATGTTAATACTCCAGTCGATGTAACTGGTATATCTGCAGCAATATCTGTTGGTTCAGTAGTGGCAGTTCCAGGAGTAGAGGTTCCTGTTACAGGTGTTGAATTAATAACATCTACAGGAAGTCCTTTAATTACTGCATGGTCGAATGTAGATCCAGATGTAAATAATACGTGGACTAACGTAAATGAAGGGGTAACGAATACTTGGACAGAAGTTGATATAGCAGCTTAATAAGTGTATAATAGCAAATTATGGCATCCACATATTCAACAGATCTTAAACTAGAGTTAATGGCTACCGGTGAAAATGCCGGTACTTGGGGAACAAAGACTAATGCGAATTTAAATTTAATTCAACAAGCAATAGCAGGTTATGAATTAATTACTCTTACTGATGGTGCTACGACAGCTTTAGTAATGAATAATGCCTCTATTTCAAATGCCAGAAATATGGTATTGAAATTTGCAACTATTACTTTAACAAGTGCAACAACCGTAACTATTCCAGATTCTATTGAAAAATTTTATATCTTTGATTGTTCATTAATTACTAATCCAACAAACCTAACCATTAAAACAGCAACCGGCACAGGGTTTACACTTGATTCTAATAAAATTTATGCATCATATGCTGATGGTACAAATTTAAACGAAGTATCTTTAGATACACTAGGGGGCACTGTTGGAACTACACAAATTGCAAACGATGCGGTAACCAATGATAAAGTTGCTGCAGATGCTATTGATACGGTACAAATTGCAAACGATGCTGTGACTAATGCTAAGGTCGCTGCAGATGCTATTAATACGTCTCAATTAGTTGATGATGCAGTAACTCAAGCTAAAATTGCAAACAATGCTGTGGGTCCAGACCAATTAACTAATGATGCTGTTATTCCTTCTGGAACAATTATGTTGTTTCAACAAACAGCAGCACCTACAGGTTTTACTAAATTAACATCACAAAATAACAAAGCGCTTAGAGTGGTTAGTGGAACTGCATCTACAGGAGGATCAAATTCTTTTACAGATGCGTTTAATTCTAATAGAACAGTAAGTGGAACGACAGGCAGTTCAAGCGTAAGTATATCTGGAAGCACTGCGTCTCATGCTTTGAGTGTTTCCGAAATACCTTCACACACCCACACAAAACCAGCTTGGCAAATGACAGCAGGTATTAGACATCAAGATGGAACGGATTATATTCCACAACGAGGAGACCAAGGAGGTCCTAGTGGAACATTTACAATGAGTTCTACTGGAGGAGGCGGAGGCCACTCACACGGTGCAGGAACTTTATCTGGAGGCTCTCACTCACACAGTTTTAGTGATACTTTTAACTTGAATGTTCAGTATGTTGATATAATACTTGCTTCAAAAAATTAATGAAATTAGAAATTAAAAACAATTGTCCCCTGGATAATTTTAAGCCTTGTAGAAAATTTGATTGTGCTTGGTTTATCCAACTAAGAGGTACAAATCCACAAACAGGACAAGAGCAAGATGAGTATGGCTGCGCTGTTTCTTATTTACCTTTACTTATGGTTGAAAATTCACAACAGACTAGACAAGCGGGTTCTGCTATAGAAAGCTTTAGAAATGAAATGGTCAAATCTAATGAGAAAACTTACAAGACTTTATTAGCTAATAAATATCCTAAAACTTTGACTGATAAATAGATTACGGTTTATAGAATTAAAACATACAATATGCTATAATTTGCCATGCCTTTAGCAAATGTACAAATTAAACCAGGTATCAATAAAACCGACACACCCTCAGGTGCAGAAGGACAATGGATTGATGGTGATTTTGTTAGATTTAGATACAACCAACCTGAAAAAATTGGAGGGTTTGTAGCTGTTGGACAAAAAACCATAGCAGGTCCTGCACGTGCACAACATACTTGGACAGATCTAGAGGGTAGAAAATATGATGCTATTGGTACTTCAAAAGCTTTATACATTTATTATGAAGATGCTTTTTATGACATTACTCCACTAGCTACCGCTATCACTGGTGCTACATTTACTTCAACTTCTAGTTCAGATATCGTAACTGTTAATAAAATAACTCATGCACTAGATGTTGGNGATTACATTACNTTTTCAAGNGTAACNATACCAGGAACATCTTCTTTAACCTCTGATGATTTTGAAAATTTTACTTTTGAAATTTTAACGGTACCTACTGCAGATACCTTTACTATAAAATTACAGACAACGGAAACCGGAACACCTATGTCAACTGCAGGTTCTGGAACTATTAATCCTTATGAAGATGTTGGCCCTACTATTCAAACATATGGTTATGGTTGGGGTACAGATACTTGGGGTTCTGATGAATGGGGAGCGGGTAGTACATCGTCAAATGTAATTCTTGACCCTGGTAATTGGAGTTTAGATAATTTTGGACAACAACTAATTGCAACCATAAAAGATAGTAAAACATTTGTTTGGGATCCTGGAACAACAAACCCACAATTAGAGACAAGAGCAACTTTAATGACAGGGGCTCCAACTGCATCTAGATCTACAATTGTATCCGATAGAGATAGACATGTAGTTCACTTAGGAACAGAAACAACTATTGGTGATTTAACAACACAAGATCCAATGTTTATAAGATTTAGTGACCAGGAAAACTATAATGTATATGAACCAACTTCAGTGAATACTGCTGGAACATTTAGACTGGATACAGGTAATAAAATTGTAGCAGCTGTTTCTGGTAAAGACTATAATTTAATTTTAACAGACACTGCAGCGTATACTATGCAGTTTGTTGGTCCTCCTTTTACATTTTCAATAAGACAAGTTGGATCGAATTGTGGATGTATTGGCCAACACGCAGCAGTCTATGCAGATGGTCAAGTATTCTGGATGGGGTCTGGAGGTGGATTTTTTAAATTTGATGGTACAGTAAAATTACTACCTTCATTAATAGAAGATTTTGTTTTTACCACTAGTGGTAATAACACTGGTATTAATTATTCATCTAATGAAATTGTCTACGCTGAACACAATTCTTTATTTAATGAAATAATTTGGTTGTACCCTGCAGGTAAACCTTTAAACGATCCTTCAGTACAAAATAACAGATCTGTTATTTATAATTATGTTGAAAACACTTGGTCAACTATGACACTTGCAAGAAGTAGTTACGCTGATGCAAGCACTTATGATAAACCTTACGCTACAGAATATGATTCAACTGCAACACCAACAGTTACCAATATAAGTGGTGCAACTAATACTTTTGGAGCATCTACTCTTTTTGAACATGAAACAGGAAATAATAAAGTAGCACTTGATGGAACAGAAACGGCAATTTCTGCATATATACAATCTGGTGATTTTGATTTACCTTTACAAGGAGACGGTCAATATTTAATGAGAATATCTAGATTCTTACCCGATTTTAAAAATTTACAAGGTAACGCCATAATTACAATTAATCTAAAAGATTTTCCAACTGATTCTGATAGCTCTTCACAACTAGGTCCTTTTACGATAAACTCAAGCACTAAGAAAGTTGATACAAGAGCTAGAGGAAGATTAGCTAATTTAAAAATACAAAACAGTTCAACAGATGAAACATGGAGATTTGGAACATTTAGAGCAGACGTTAACCCAGATGGTAGAAGATAATGGCTAAGATAAACGTATATGTACCTGAACCACCACAAGAATACACATCGGAAGGTTTTAGACAAATTAACCAAGCAATAGAAACTGTTGAAAATCAATTAAACACTTCTTTTCAAGAAGAACTAAAACAAGAAGTAGAAAGATTTACTTGGTTTAACTTAAGGTTTGGTTGCTAATGAGTTGTAATAATGTAAATAGAGAACTACCTTTTAGTTTAGATGTTGCAGCAGGTAAAATACCTGGTGTTAATGCTCTTTATAAATTTGGAGATAATCCTGCAATTAACAACACGGAAGAAACTATTTGGACACAAGGTGGAATTTATGTTTACCCAACTTCAGCGGAAGCAGTTTATATAAGTTCAACTGATGCAAATGATACT